CCGGACGAGGTAAGGTTACCCGCCCAGCCAATCAGTTTCACAATCATTCTGTTACTTCGCCTTTCGGCTACTGACCACCCTTTCGGATGGCGGGGCAACCTCTTCGGGTCACCCTCTGCGGCTTCTTTGGTTATACCGCAGTTCAGACTATCGCATGGCGAACCTTTTTCGTTCGCCCCCTCTCACTTAGTCGTTCAGCCTGCTTTCGCTTGGCCCCTGTTGCCCGCTTCCGGGTTTCCAAGTCAATCAGAGAGGGTTTATAGACGCCATTAGTGAATCGTAGGTTTAGCGTCTTGGTTGACAGCCTGACGGTCGCCGCCAATCGGGACAAAGTTTCTGTCCTTGTGGGGGCGGAACATCAGGTACTTGGTGTTGAGGAACCACATGTGGTTCGCGTTACCGACACCGCCGTTATACGACGACGAGCCAATACCACCGTCAAGCACCACATCCGAAGCCATGCCAGCGCCGAAATACTTCAGCGAGGCGAAGCCAGCGCCAGCCATGCCCGAACCGGAGTCCGTGATGCGCTGGATAGCCTGCAACGACTGCAAGTAGAACTTGTAGTAGTTGTTGTCGGCAACGATGAGGTCAGGCTTGTCGGTACCGCGAATCAACTGCACCGCAACCGCATCCATGTAACCTTGGATGTTGCTGCTAGTGACAGCGCCCGTGCCGTCGCCCGTAGCCGAGAAGGCCACCGAACGCCAGAACGGCCACGCCTGACGGTTGATGCCGCCGTAGGTGCCGCTTGACGGGCTATCAGGCACAGCGGCAGCAAGACCCGTGAGGTTCTTACCCGCGTTGCCGGTGCCGTCACCGTACAGGTCACCGCTGATGCGGTTCGCCAGTTGCGCCTCGGCAACCTCCATACGACCGTCGAGCAGGTCGATGATGGCTTCCTTACCCGAGTTCTGAATCATCTCCAGACCCGAGATGGACACAGCAGACGCGTACTGCGTGATGCTGAACTGCGCCGCAGAGATGGGCGAGTTCTGACCGACGTTCAGCACCTCGTACCCGGAGTACGAATTGGTGTTGTTCGTGGTGGTGTCGTTGTACATGATTTCTTGCAAAATCACGTTACCGCCCGAGAACGTCTTGACGTTCCCGCGCTCCTTCAGACGACGAAGCAACGCGTTGTTGTTCGTCACGTTGTCAGCGAGTTCACCGCTACGGCTCTGAATGTTAGTAGCGATAATGTCGCTGATACTGGAATTGGCATAAGCCATTTCAATGCTCCTATATCAGTTGGTTACAACCGCGAGTTGGATTCTTCAAACGCTTCTTCCAACATTGCGCGGCGACTATGCGCTTTGGGAGCCGTGTTAGTTCCGGGTGTGGAACCTCTGACGCTAACCGCAGCAGCCCGTGCAATTTTCACCGCACGGTTCTTCTCTGTTGCCTGACGCTGTGAAACCTCTGCCTGTCGGGCCGATTGCACTTTGTCAAACAAATCCGAATCAAGCCTAATTGCCTTTTCGTAAGCATCGTCCAGCGTTTCAGCCACCCCAGATTGGAGCAACTGAATCATCGTCGGACGCGCTTCCTCAAAGTGTTCAGCCGTCATCGAGAAATTGTTGATTTCGTTTAGCAGGGTCTGGTTTTCAGCCATCTCCTGCTGTTGCTTCCACCCCATGACCTCGCCACGGACGGTGTTCAGTTCGTTTTGCAACTGATACACCATCGGGTCGATGGAGGGTTGGGCGGTCTGCTGACCACCCTGCATGACTTGGTTAAGGTTGATGCCGTAGGACGCAGCCAATTGCGTCAGGTACTGCATCTTCTGCGCCGGGGGGCTATTACGCAGCGTGTAATCGGCCTGCGCGAGAGCGGCAACCGCCTGCTCCGGCTTCAAGCCCAGCCCTTGAATGGTCGGCAGGTACGGCTCCAGCGCCTGATTCATCGCATCGGCAAACTGCGCCTTCGAGAGCAACGGCTCTACGCCGCGCTTCATCTGTTCTTCGCGTTGCCAAGCGTATTCTTGAATCTTGGGGTCAGCCTTTGCCCAATGCTCGTGATATTCCTTCTTCCACGAGGCAGGCGGCTTGCGCCACAGGGGTTCTTCGGCGGCTTCTGCGGGTTGCTCTTGAACCTCCGCAAAGCGGCCTTGCTCGTCCCGCCCCTGTGAAGGGGTTTCCTCGCTCTGCTCAAACTGCTGTTCAAGCAACTCCTTGCGGTCGAGCGTCTCTGCCTGTGGGGCCTGTTCCATTACCGTCTCCTGTGGGGGTCGTGGGTAAATCGGATTTCATCGCGCAACCGCGACAACAACTTGTTGGCATCCGAGTGGGTCATGCTGGACAACTGGTGACGCAGCACATCCACTCGATTGTTCTTGGGTTTTTGCTTGCTGACGAACTTTGTCGGGTCTTCGTTGCCAACCTCGACGCAGCCGTGAGCCTTGAGGTGCAGACGATGCTGCGAACGGGAGGTAATCATGCGCCCGTCAATCATCGACTTGTACGGCGCGATGTCCGGCATGATGTAGTGATGCCGACCGCTTGCGTCACGCTTGCGCTCGACAAACTCACCATCAACCATTACATAAGTTCGTTTCATAGCAGCAACAATACTTCTTCGTCGTCCATTTCCTGATGCTCTCGCATCAATCGCTCAACCCTATCAATGTCAGTTAACAGGGAGTCCCAGTTAATTGTTGGTTGTGCGATGTTAACAGTTATATGCGGCTCTACAATCGTTTCGGCAATCTCTGGGCGTGCCTCAAGCAGTTGTTCGTAAACCGAGATTAACTCTTGCTTGCGCTTCTCGCGTTTTTCTTGCTCTTCTTCCCAATGCTTCTTGCGCTTCTTATCGCCTTCGTGGGAATCGCCGATGACGATGATGGGTTGGACGGAGGCGGTGAGGGTGCCGGTTGCTCCGGTCGCTTCCACACCGGCAAGTGCAACCTCTCCTTGAAGGTTAACAACACCTGTTTGACCAGATGCTCCCACACCGGAAAGGGCAACCTCGACCGAATCGGTTTCATCTCCAACGACTCCAACGGCGCTGACACCCGTAAGGCCCGTCTCAAGGCTTGCTCCGACGCTTCCCGTCGCACCCGTTGCAGCGTTGCCCGTGAGCGTGACGCTTTGCTGGGTGCCGAGGCTACCGACGCCGCCTGTTCCGGTGACGCTGGTGACCGGGAGGCTGTCCCATTGCGCGTCATCCCATGTACCTGTATTCCACGGCCCTTTTGCCACGACTCATCACGCAATCCGCAGAAGCGCGGTTGACGCATCGTTGGTCGGCATGGTCAGGATGAAGTTACCCGCCGTTACCGTCTGCGACCCGAAGGTGTAGACCGCTACCGCTTTGTCGGCCTGCGTGCTGTTGTACATCAGCACAGCGTCAAACGCCGTGGTCAGGGTCACCCCGGTATAGGTCAGCGAGGCAGAGGGTGTCCAATACGCCGTGGTTCCCGTTGAGGTGGGCGCTGTGGCGTTGGAAACGGTGATGCCGCCTGCGCTATACCCCGCGCCCGAAACCTCTCCAGAGGCGTTATAGGCGGTCGTGGCAGCGTTAACGGTAGCCGTGGCCTCGTAGAGCGCAGCCTTGAAGGTGTCCTTCGCGGTCGAGCCACGGGTAGGCGGGGTGCCGATGGCGTGTACGCCGCCGAGGATTTCAACCTTGAACGAGGTACACATTGCCTGCGTGTTAGCCATCAGAATTTCTCCAATTCGCCAAAGAGGGGCGGGGCTTCCTTAAGGTGGACATGGACAGACCGATGCACCAACTCGCCCTCATGCCAATATTCCACCCATCGGGTGTGTTCGTGGTCGTTATCGACCTCGCCCTCGCGCTTATCCAGCAGGGCTTCATCCATCATGCCTTTGGTCGTCGTAATCATTGCAGTCGCGGCTCCAGTTCAAGGGCTTGCTGCACCGCCTCCACGCCCACCGCACGCCCGTCAGGGCCGCGCACGATGCGCTTGGGGGCAGTCAGCGTAGCAAGGGCAGTACGCACGCCCTTCATGTTTTCGTCGTTGGACGATGCCATCTGACCGTAGAGCGCCACGAGGTTCTGCATCGCCTGCCTCACCTCGCCGCCCATGTCTTGCATGACGCGCTCGGTGACGGCTTGCTGCTGCTCCAGAGCGGGGATGTCGAGGCCGGGGTTAGCCGAGATACGGGCGACCATGACCTTTGTGGCAGCGTCCAAGTCGGCTTTGTACTTCGCCATCTGCTGCTCTGCGGCGATTTTCTGCTGTGCAAGTTGCGCCTCGAACTGCTGCTTCATCTGCTCTAGTTGCTGGTCATTCTGCGCCTTGAGCGCCTCGACCTGCGCCGATTGCTGCAACTTGGCCTGCTCAATCTGCATGAGCATCTGCGACTTGGCCTGTTCAGCCTGTGCCTCCATCTGCGCCTGTTGCGCGGCGGGGTTCTCACGGGGCTGCGCTGCCATCTGCTTCAACTGCTCCGTTGCAGCGTCAATCGTACCCTCAAGCGGACGCGCCGCCTTGAACGCCTGCACGCCGTACTTGAGCAAGTCCATCATCACCGGGACAAGTTCCGGCGAGGCTTGACCGACCGGCAGCGCCTGCTGCAAGAAGCCGCCGAAGGCTTGCAGGAATTGGAGCCTGTCCTGCTTCTCTTGCACCTCATCAATCTGCACGAGGCTGTCAGCGGCGATGTCGATGCGGAAGTTACGCAGCGGCTTGTCGCGGATGAGTTGCAACGCCTGCGGGATGAGCGCCTTGTCAGCGTCCGACATCTGCTCTGCGGCAGAGTAGGCGAGGATGGTCTGCGGCTGGTACCGCATACACATCACCTGCGCCTTGAGCCTGATGACCTCGGTTGCAAAGAGCGCCACATCTTCCTGCATCGACCGCAGACGCAGGCCAGCGTACTGACCCTTGATTTGCTGCGCCGTTGCCGTCTCCGAGGCCGCAGATTGACCACGGATGATGTCGCTGATGCCCGTGATTTCGTATATCTGACCCTTGATGTCAGCGCGTGCCTGATAGCATTGGATGAGCGCCTGCGCGATGGTGTCGAGCGGCAGCAGGTCAACGCTGCCCTTTAAGCCGCCCTTCTCGCTAAACGCCGCCCACTTGTCTACCGGGATGAGGGCATTGTTGTCGCCCTCGGTCATCAAACGCTGCAACGCCGGTTGGCTGGCATCGTACACGCCGCGCACACGCAGCGCCTTGACCAGACCATCGATGCGGTCAGAGAGGATGTCCAACTCCATCGCTTGGTCTTGGTACAACACGAAATCGGGGACAGGCACAAGGTTGTCCGAGGTCGTCGTGGCGTAAAGCGGCTTCGGGCAGGGGAAGAACCCCTCGAAGTTAAGCGGGTCGTCACGCACATCAATGAAGTGCGACATACCTTTCGACAACCAGTAGACCTTCAGCGTCTCCTTGTCCCAGAGTTCGCAGATTTTGGCGAGGTTGTACTGACGCTTGCTGTCGCGGTAGGCGTTGAGCGTCTCCGGGCCTTGGTCGGTCGGTATCTGACGCGCCATTTCCTCGCCGAAACGCTCTACAAGCGCCTCACGGGTCATGTAGACCCAGCGCCATACCTGCCCCACCTCTTCCCAAGTGCGGCCCTGTGAGTGTCCAAAGTCCTTCCAATGGACATAATCGACCGGGGCGCGTTCGTACTCAATCTCTTCAAGCGGCGGCGGTGCGCCCTCGCCCTGTTCGATGGCAGAGGTGATGGATACGCCATCGTCCTCTACGCCAATAGGGGCGACATGAGGCTCGTACCGCACCCATGCCGTGCCGCGACCGCCGAGGAACCTGTCCTCGACATCGTATTTCATGGTCGAGCGGAAGTCGGGGTAATGCTCAATCTCAAAGTCGATGGCGCGTTCGACCAATCGTGCAGCGACACGCCCAACGGGGTCGTTATCGCCGAAGCGTCTGCTTACATCAGCCTTCGGCAGTTTGGCGTAGACGGCAGGGATGAGCGTCTGGACATTGCTCCAGAGGATGTTGAACTTGGCGGTTTCGTTGCCGCCCGAGCCTCTGGTGTCGTCGCGGTAACGCTTGACGAGTTTCTTTACCCGAGCCTGCCACTTGGCAAACTCGTTTTCATAGGTGCCGATGACCCGCAGGTACTTCTCAAGTTCTCGGCTAACGGTCTCGTCCATCTGTCAGTCCTTCTTGTTTCGCGCAGAGATGGCTCTAGCCTTTGCCTTCGCATCTTCCTTGCTCGACGCACCCCAAGCACGCAGCGCAAGGGCAAGGCGTGTCGGCTTGCCGTTCTTCTCCATCGGCCCAGCCATGTTGCCCATGCGTGCGAGAAACGATGCGCGGCGAGGATTGTCGCCGCCCTTCACCGGGGGCTTGAGGGTGCCGCCCGTTTCGGCTTTGTAGGAAGCGCGGCCCTTGGCGTTCAAACCGCCCTTCGGGTTCTTGCCTTCCTTACGCTGCCACGCTGCGCTCATCAGTAACCCTTTTTCTCTGGTTTAGCGGTCTTGGCGGCTTGCTTGAAGTCAGCAGCAGTCGGTCGCCCCGGCTCACCGGGACGCTTCATACGCTCACCCGACCCAGCCTTGATGCGCTCCTGCTTCGCTAGGATTGCAGCATACAAACCCGGTTTGCTCATTGAACACCCGCAACAGCAAGTTGCAATTCATCATCGCTTAAAAACATTGTGACATCGCGGCACAATTCGTAAAAATCTTCATACGCAAAATTAGATTTCATTCGGTTAACTGCTTGGCATACCAAGATTGTGTTTTGCGGGGTATAACCAATTTTGCTGTTAATACGCTCAATTGAAACCGTGTTTAATTGCTTGGCAATCAATGTCATTTCGCGCCCTGTGTAGGCGCATATTTGTTGCTGTTGATTCCAACATTGAATGATATCCGCAAGCGTAATTGAAAACTCTTGGTTTCGCTTTTCTGCGCTTTTCCGAGCATTCCTCCAGATTGTGATTCCCTTTCCTGCAATCGTGGAGTCTTTTTTTGCACGCGCTTTCGCATTGCCTGCTTGACAGCATTGTTTGCACCAACTGTGCAACCCATCTGCCGTCTGCATATGCCGAAAGAAAAAGCCTTCCGCTTTAACTTCCTTACAGCGAAAGCATTTCTTCATGCGTAGAGTCCGGGCTTACGGTTCATTTGCTAAACAGTCCAACTGCCAGCACGGCAGCGCCTGCACCCGTTGTGACCTTCCACGGGCCGGTAGCCGCGTTGAGGCCAAGTTCCACGACATACACGCCAACAGCCGTACTCGCTGGGATGGAAAGGATGGTCGTGCTGCCGTCGATGATGCTGACGGTTGAAGTCAGCGCCGTTGATACCGTCACCACGATGCGATGCAGGTAATCGTTTGCCGCGCCGTTGGTGCCAAGCACCTGCGCGGTCTGCGAAACGGCGACCGTCTCGTAGGGGTATTGATACGGAAGATTTACGCCACTCATATTCGCGCCCTCCTTGAGACGCTACGCTCGTGAACCTGCCACATATCGTTTAGCGTGACCTCATTCTGTGGCCCAACAATCAAGGTCTTGCTCTCTAACGGCCTCTGCGCGGACGGTTCAGCCCTCCACGCAACGGCAAACATACGGAAAGCGTCGGCAGGGTGTGATGTCCAATCGTGTCGGGGTGATGCCCTGAACGCTTTCTTGTCCTCATCATACTCTCGTTGATACTGGCGTAAAGCCTCTATTCCGTCGCCACATTTTACGGAGTTGAACCAAGTTCGGGGCAACATTTGGCGAATTGCTTGGATTCCGTCCTGCAAGCCAATGTTCGGCACTACGGACAAATGGTTGATACCGAGGTGGTCAGCCAACTGCTCTACGATGCTGCGCCCCGTCTGTAGGCTCTTGGCGCGTGCGTCATGCGGCAGGTGATGCTTGCCGTACTGATAACCCTTGTTTACAACCACTTCTGCAATGGCGCGGATGTCTGCACCGGAGACGGCGAAAAAGTCGATAACGCGCACCTCGCCGCCCACGACCTGATACCACCATATCGCGGTGTCGTCGCGGTAGCCCAAGTCCCATGCTGTGTGTACCGGATACCCCGGCTCGACGACTACACGCTCGTTAATGCGCGGCTCTGCCTGCCGCATCTCTGTGCCGAAGAACGCGCCGAGGATAGCCGCCTCGAAACTGCACTCGTACTCTTGGAGGTACTGGTCTTCCGACAACTGCGCCTTTGCTGCGTTGAGTTCACTCTGGGGCAGCAGGCCTG